GTGTGGTCAGCCTATATGGGACTTCCATTATCTTTGGAAGGTGTGGGTGCTGTGCTTGGTTTGGAAAAGCAGAAATTAACAGAAGGGAAAGATTTGATACTAGAGAGGCAATCACAAAGGACCAGATGAGAAAGTTCCTTAAGTTTGTACACGATGATAACGTGTACTGCAAGTATTACGAGGTGTTCTACATCTTGTTCCATACGGGACTTCGAATTTCAGAATTTTGCGGACTTACCATTAAGGATATTGATTTAAAGAACCGCATTATCAATATCGACCATCAGCTTCAGCAAATTGGCAGCATGGAGTATCACATCGAATCCACGAAAACAAATGCCGGTACAAGAAAGCTTCCAATGACGGAGGACGTGTTCCGAATGTTCCGGGCAATTTTGGAAGACAGGCCAACGGATTTTCCGGAGATTATGGTGGATGGTTATGTGGGATTCCTTTTCCGAGATAAGAATGGAATGCCGGAGGTAGCACTTCATTGGGAGCATCGGCTTAAGAATGCGGTGAACCGATACAACAGCATTTTTAGGGTGCAGCTTCCGAAGATTACGCC